CTTCACCCAGGGCGACTGTGTGCCTTTGTGCTAGTCGGATAACCATGATGTGTCCTCATTTGATGTGAATCGATTAGAACGTACCGCACCTAATTGGATATCCTGAATATGACCGCATGCAAAACGGTAACTACGATAGTTACCATCATGCCCAAAATCTTGAGCCGGGCCTAGCAGCTCCAGGGGCGGGGTGGCTTTGGCCGCCTCATCTTTATATACGTTGTTGCGACATTGACGGCAAACCGGCTTACCGGTTCGCATGTTTTGTGGTGTGATGTCCTGTGCAGCTGCACAGGTCAGGCACTCATAGTGTTTGTACTGCCTGATGCCGTTCGTGCTCCAATACATAAACCGCCAGCCTTTTATATAGGCTTCAGCTTTATAGCGTTCAATCGTGTGCTGTTCGTTGTCTAGCTGTTTTTTAGATTTGGGTAACATTTTATTCCCGATTTAAAATGATTAGTGAAATACTAGCATATGGTGATATTTAGTAAAGTATGACTGCATTATTGAATGATTTTAGGCGGGGCGGGGCGTAATGCTGTTATGACTGGCAGAGCCTGTTTATTGTGTTTAGATCATAATGCGATTGTTTCCCGCGAAAACCGATGGGTGCCCAAGAGATTTATCGCGTGTCTTCTAGGCTGTAGTGTTGTGCAGTGCAATGTGTACCATTTATATTGTTTTGAGTTTTTGAATATATAAAAAGAAGATATAAAACAGTCACTTAACCCGAATTGAGACACGCGATAAATCTCTTGGGCACCCATCGGTTTTCACGGGAAATAATCGCATTATGATCTAAAACCATCAAAATTAAATTCATAATGCGATTATTTAATATGTTTTGTACTCGTCAGCCATGTCGGCCAGGGTCAAATATACCGAACTGTTTTCATCTGCCGAGCTCATACCCGGTTTGAATATTTTACCTAATGCACATAGTGCGGCATATTCTGGTGACCACTGACCATTATTATAATCGGCATAATGCCAATACGCACCAACAATGAATTCATCCAGACTGACATTGTCAAATTCACCGATACCCCAGTCTATTTCATCATGACCATCCAACAGGTTAGCTAGGAGCGTGATACCAGTTGTAATCCTGCCATAGTCCAAGGTACCGTCAAAGTGGAACACGGATAGATCTAGGAGCCTATACAGCCTTTTGATATTTTTCATGGGTCTAACCTCTTAATGATTGTTTTACTCATCTGTTTACTATTCTTTTGTAGGTGGTCCAGGTAATTGCTTGAACCTGATTACCTATAAGACCATTTTGTTGAGCGACATTCTTATAGGCTTGTTCAGCATCTCTATAACGTTTAGCTGTTATGCAAATTTCTTTTGAGTCTAGTTGATTGAATGCAATCTTGATTGCATGACGATCAATGACGACGATGTCGGATCTAGAAGGGTCCGCTATAGTGGCAGCGAAACGAAAGGTTTTAGCGCGACCTGCCGGAATGTTCCAGCCTGTTAAAGCTTCTGTACATTCTGCCAACTGGCGACCACTGGCGAAGATAGACGCTTTTTCGCCAGCTAGAAAATTGATCACATTCTTTTTATTGCCTTGCCAGTCACATTGAGCGGAAAGGATGCTAGTGATTTGAGCGATTGTAGCCACGTCACCTAAGCTTGAAGCCCATCTATGCGCTTCGCTATACCATTGCATACCGTCAGTGATATCAGCTGCAGTGGCCATGCTAAGCCATTTTTGAACCCGGTTAGATTGTTGCTTGATTGAAAGCTTTAATGTTTTCACGTCGCTCTACTCACTTTGGGGCATATTGCTTTTAATGCTGTATAAATATGATCGTCATGCAAATAAGGGTATAACTCTTGGCAAACAAAAGAGGTCAACCCACTACCATAGAGGATATCGAAACAAAATCTCTTTCGGAGATCTTTTGTTCGGTCGGAATTATGAAAATTACCCTTTTCATAACATTCTGTAAGTTCACCTTTTGAATTATGTATCGCCAATGTCTTGTCAATTGCCGTTTTTAAGATGTTGAAGTGTACTGTTTTCATTTTCATGCGTAGGTTACCGCCTTTAATCGATTGAATCGAATAGACACATTTATACCTATTTGGTCCGCATCTAATCTGTTTATAGGTTTGCCGTCATATGGTGACGACATATCATTAATGATAAAATCTTTATTGTTTTGCCAGTCTAGTCTGGCAGACTCTGCAGTTTTATAGTCTCTGCCGTATGCCGGTACTATCGTTAATCGTTGCATGATAATTCTCCATTAAAAAAGCCCCGGAATACGGGGCACATTCTTGATGATGAGTCTATTTTATACCGTAGGTATAGCCACTGACAGGATCGACAGTGTAACTACCATCGGGATCAGGCTTGCTGATCGTAGTCCATTGGCCTAAATATTGGCTATGGCCTTGTGGAAATAAATACCATGCGCCCCTATTACAGTCTACAAAAAGTGCACATTGTTGCGAGTATAAGATCAGCAATTTTCTGATTTTATCCGAATGATCTTCGCCCGCTAGCGGGTTTTCGATCACTAGAAAAGCTGATTCCAAATTACCCTCGAAGCACCCTTCAACGGGTTTTATAGCGCCTAGTCTAGCTAGATCAATCGTTAGTTGATCATGACGCTGTGCATTATTGGTGGCGCCTTTTCGTGCGGCCGATATGATATAAAAAGCAGGTTTTGTGTCCATTAGTAATTTCCTTTTAGTACAATGAAGCCATTAACATTTTCTGCACATGCTAAAATTTTGTTTATCTCATCATCATTAAATGTTGCAGGGCCTTTAAAATTAAATAGTTCTGTTTCACTGTCCCAATGAAGGGACAGGATGTCACCTGATAAACTTTTGAAACCTTTTGTGTTCATGAATGAAATTTGCATGATATTTAGTCCTCGTCAGCTGGCCATAATATGTCAATACGCGCATTAATTGACGCAATTTTAGCGATAGCACCTCTTTTCAATTCGGTAGCGCCACAATTATGCCAGTCGCCATTGGAATTGCGCGAATCTGATTCAATCAAGTCAATAGCATTAGCATGATCCTGATAAGTTTTTAGTGCAGTTAGTCTGATATCTGTATGGCGCATATCATTTAATCCTTTTAGGTGAACCGCTATACTAGGCTAATGCAATGCGATTGCAACAACTAATGACACAATTTATGTAATACGGCATTAGTCCGACGAACGGCACCCAATAGCAAAATCTATATGCAATTAATTGCATAGTCACCTATGCGCACGAGGAATACATAAGCACTGACCTATTCCTTAAAGGAAACAGTCAGTATGCCAATGTATGCCTGACCCGACTCAATCAGCATAGACCTATTCCAATATGGCATGATTCAGTGTGGATACTAGCGCACTAGCACCCAATGAACTGGCCAGCATTCAAGTGAGACCTGCTTACAGCAGGGCCTGCAAGCCATATGGCGATCATATGACTGTATGTATGTACAGTAGTAATCATATGACTGTATGGATATACAGTACTGCATGTATGTACAGTAGTAATCATATGGCGATCATATGTCGTGCCGATCAATTCCATTTTGTCGCCACTATCATTCAGTCATGTGATCATTTAATCGGGGGGAGGTTATGTCTATTCTCAAAAAGAGTCTCATGGCCTAGACTCATAACGAAACAGCCAGCGCCGGGGGCTTGACCCGAGCTCTATATCCCTTACTTCAACCTAAAAAGATTACATGATTCAGTCTCAACAAAAAAGAAAGACCAGATGAGAATGATTCTCACACACTCATATCTCATTTTTTTATTTTTGAAAAATTTGACAACAGAAAAAGATTGTATTACATTCCTCTTCCAGAACCAAACTTAAGGAGAACATATGCTTTGGAGTGTGGAGTCAGGAATACCAATTCATCGCTGTAACCAATCGACAGCAATTGAAACAAACAGTAACTGGGAAATCTATTTCTCAAGAGTGACCAATAAACCTATGCTTGAAGGCACTGATGTCGAGACCACGATAAGCTACTGTCCATTCTGCGGCACAGACTTGAGAGACACTGAATGAAATCCTTGATAAAGTTAGGCCCCCAGATCCGATCCGATCGTCAAGGCCACGGCGCGTTCGGCGCTCCCCGCGGTTCCAGAACACATAATGGCATTGATTATGTCGCCAATGCTGGTGATTACGTCTGTAGTCCTGTAACTGGTATCATCACGAAATATGGCTATCCATATCCCGATGATCTAAGTTACCGGTATGTTGAGATAACATCTGAGCCTGACCAGTTGAGACATAGATTGTTTTATACCTCAATGCTTTATGTGCTTCAGATTCAATCCAAAGTCAAAAAAGGCGAAATCGTGGCACTAGTCCAAGACATCGCCGCCAGGTATCCAGCTGATGATCCCAAAGATGCAATGATCAACCATGTTCATTATGAGATTAGACGGCCAGACGGAACTTACATGAATCCCGAGGATTTCGACACAGGGTCATTAACCGCTAAAGACGACAAAATCTCAGGCGATTAATGTCCAGATCCAAAACATTACAAGTTCGTGTGTCAAAGCAAGAAAAACAACTGGTAGGAACACATGCCCGTCGAGAAGGCGTGACAGTGTCCGAATTTTTATATACCATGTTAATTGAACGTTTTAGTCAGCCTAGTCCAAAACAAAAAAGGGGGATCCCGTTACCGGATAACACCTCAAGCCTTGAGATCGAGGAATTGGATGATGATGGCTGGCTGGACGATTAACGATTAAATCCCCGACAAGGAATTTCATATGGCAACAAATACGAAGAAGCCTCGAACTCGAGAGCTTAACATCCGCAACTTGGTTTTTGCGATAGCCGGCCCAGAGCGTGACTATCCAACGTATACCTTCTCGAATAAGGTCTTTGTCGAGAAGCCAACGCATAACCCATTTAAGAATTTATAACTAAAACGTGTCGAAACGCAGTAAAATTGCTGAACTGACGGAAAAGGATGCCGACAAGAAGATCACACCAGTCAGGTGGGAGAAATTCCTACGCTACTTAGTCAGTGGATTTACTGTAGCAGAGGCCCGGGATCAGGCGAATATCCCCCACGCAGCCTACCGGGTCTGTCTGCTGCTTGATGAAGATAAACGCGAACAGCGCGACCAGGCGATGCACGAGTATCGTCGTAGCATCTGGACAGATGAAATTGTTGAGGACATACTAACCAACATCGCGGCAGGCGGTTTAGCCGGCGCGACTATAGCCGAACATGCACCAGTAGAGATCGATAACCCGAACCAAAGCTTCTATTCACTAATGCGCTCAGATGATGTACTCCGTGACAAGTATGACCTCGCCAGACAAACCCAAATGTGGGGTATGGCTGACGAGATCTTGCAAATATCAGACGACGAGACCAACGATTTGATCGATGATGGTAAGGGTGGAATGCGCTCAAATCCTTCCGCGGTCAGACGTTCAGAAGTCAAGACGAAAAACCGGCAGTGGCTCATGGAGCGTTTATTCTCCAAACAGTTTGGTGCCAAGATTCAGAACGAACACAAGGTGCAGGTGATCGACCATGCGACTACTCTGGAAGAGGCTCGTCGCCGTAAGGCCACTAGCGCATCCAAACACAAGGAGAAATTGGTCAAAAACATAATGCCGTTGATCACTCAGACGATAGAAAGTTCAGACCCTGGAGAGTAGAATGACCACAATTGCATGGGATGGAGTAAGCCTTGCAGCGGATACCCAGCTGAGTTCAGCCGATACGATAGTCGGCTCCACGGAGAAGATTATCAAGCTCAAAGCCAATTTGTGGATAGCCACAACAGGCTATCATTCAGAGACCGGAATATTTAAGGAATGGGTGCTCCACGGCCAACCGCAAAATGATAAACCCAAAATATCTGAAGAATTTGCAGCATTCATACTAACCAGTAAAGGACTTTTCGAGTATGATTTTTTGCTGTATCCCATGGAAGTGACCAATAAGTGCGCAATCGGTTCCGGTTCAGATTGGGCTATAGCAGCTATGGACTTTCAATGTAATGCCGCTGCCGCGGTACGTTACGCATCACAACGTGATGTTTACACCAACAGCATTATTCAAATAGTGAAGGCGTCTAAACGTGGCTAAAAAAGAGGTCATGGGCAAAGTCCAGTTCGAGAATGAGTTGCTGGTCGATATTGCAGAATTCTATGACGACCCGCTAGGCTTTGTGTACTATGCGTTTGACTGGGGTCATGGTGATCTGACTGACATGGACGGTCCCGATGACTGGCAAGCCCAGCAATTACACGACGTCGGTGAAGCATTCCGAAAGAACCCTGAGACCAACATCCGTGAGGCCATAGCATCTGGTCACGGCATCGGCAAGTCATGTGAGGTATCCTGGTTGATCCTGTGGGCAGTGAGCACCAGGCCTCACATTACTGGTGTTGTAACCGCCAATACGACGAGCCAGTTGACCACCAAGACATGGCGAGAGCTTGCTTTATGGCATAAGCGGATGATTAATACACACTGGTTTAAATGGACAGCGACGTCATTTTCGCACCGCGAACATCCAGAGACATGGTTTTTTAAAGCGATTCCGAATACTGAACACAACTCTGAAGGCTTCGCCGGGCTGCACGGCCAGCACGTCATGACGATCTATGATGAAGCCAGCGGCATACCTGACAAGATATGGGAGGTCTCTGAAGGCTCAATGACCACCACCAAGGCCATGTGGTTCGTTTTTGGAAACCCCACAAGGAACACCGGGCGCTTCCGTGATTGCTTCGACTCAGACGCAGCACGGTGGCGTACCAGGCAGATCGATAGCAGAACGTGTAAGATGACCAACAAGAAGGAACTCGACTCTCTGATAGAAACCTATGGAGAGGATTCCGACTTTGTCAGAGTGCGTATTAAAGGGGAGTTCCCTCGTGCAGGCTCCACCCAGTTTATAGGCTCAGACTGTGTCGATCTAGCCCAACTGACAAATCTAGATCTTGAAGTTTATTATCACATGCCAATTATTTTGGGAGTTGACGTGGCACGTTTTGGTGACGACAAAAATGTAGTAATGGCCCGGCAAGGTCGAAAGGTCGTCGGATTGCATAAGTGGGTTGAGACAGATCTTATGGAGACCTCCCGCCGTGTTTCTGTACTAATAGACCAGTACCAGCCCCTGGCAACCTTTGTCGATGGAGTGGGCGTTGGTGCAGGCGTGGTCGACAGACTGAGACAACTCAATTACAATGTCATGGAAGTCAACGCTGGGTCTAAGCCAGCAGACACTGAGTTGTTCTTTAACAAACGTGTCGAGATGTGGTACAAGATGCGCGAGTGGCTAGAAGCCGGTGCAGATATTCCTAAAGATATGACACTGAAAGCCGGCTTGATCGGCATTGAGTACGGCTTTGATGACAAGAATAAATATCGACTAGAGCGAAAAGCCGACATGAAGAAGCGCGGCGCTGGCTCGCCAGATGAAGCAGATGCACTTGCCCATACCTTTGCAGAAGAGCTAGGTGACGCAGGGCGACAATCCTTTGAACCAGAATCAGATTTTGAACCGGAATTTATATGACAGATCTTATCGTCCCTAAAAAAGCTTCCAATATATGGATACCTGGAGGAGGTCGTGGGCGCCAAGCGGTCACTGATAGCAATGAAATTAATCTGGAAGACAGTGAGAGCGAGAATCAAGCTAAATTGGAATATTATATTGCCAAACAAGTCGGAACACGGCTCGAGTATGAGTACCCAGGGCGAGAATGGGGTGTCCGACCAGACTTGACAGGCGGTATCCTTGAGATATTCTGTTTGGCGCTATCAGGTAATGATGCCTATTTGCTGCACATGGATGGAACTATTCATGAGCTAATTGAAAAAGCCATCAGGGCTGCAGGGGAAATATTGGAACGTTACGGTGTGACTCGCAACAAAAAATATGACATCGATATTACTGAAGCATTTGACCGCGATCATAAAGGCAATGTAATCGGAGGCGATCATGGTTGATCAAATCATAGAAGACGAAACGGGGATAATTCCTGAACCAGGCAATGCTCCGCAGCCAGACAACAACACACCAGAACAATCAAGTCAATCTGAATACAACAGTGATTCTCTTGATGACAATGTCGAAAAGTCCACAGAACCGTCTAATGAAGAGGGCTCAGATACGTGGCTGATCCAAAAAGCCCAACAAAATTACACGACATCCACAGATTACCTAGACGCGAATATCACCAATACCTGGGAGAAGAACTTATCTCACTTTCGTAGTGAGCATGCCCCTGGATCCACCTACACTCAACAGAATTTTAAACGGTCAGCGATCTTTAGACCCAAAACCCGAACTAATCTGAAGGCACAAGAAGCTTCTTTTGCTACATCCACCTTTGGATCACAGGATTTATTAGTAATTGAGCCAGAAGATCCAGCGGATCCGGTTCAAGTGGCATCCGCTAAGATCAATAAAGCGGTGTTGCAGTACCGGATGAAGAAGCGAATGCCTTGGTTCTTAACAGTTCTAGGCGCATACCAGAACGCAAAAGTATATGGGGTGTGTTTTTCACACAATTATTGGAATTATCAGGTCGACGAACACATAAAACCTGCATTTAACTCCACGGGAGCTCCGGAAACCAACGATCAAGGGGAAGCACTGGGTTATAAAGACCGTGTTATCCGTCATGACGACCTTGTATGTGACCTGATAGCCCCTGAAAACTTCAGATTCGACCCGATGGCGGACTGGCGCGACCCGATCGGCTCATCACCCTACATTATTTACATGAAACCGGTGTATGTGGGCGATGCATTAGAGATGATGTCCACAAATGACCCTAAAACAGGTAAACCTGCATGGCGTGAACACAGTGTGGCCGCTATTTTGGCTACTAGACGTCAAAGTTATGACCGAACTCGCCAAGCTCGAGAAGGTATGAGGCGTGTAGACCCTGCTGAAGAGAACATGGGCAATGAAAATTCCATTGTTTGGGCCCATATGAACATTTTAAGGCTCAATGGTGAAGATTATATCTATTGGACCTTGGGTACAGAGCTGGTTTTGACTGAATTAACACGGCTCAGAGAGACCCATCCACACCTAAATATCGGTGAAAGACCCTTTACAATGGGCTATACCAGCATAGAAACCCACCGAAACTACCCCGCAGGCGACGTAGAACTTACTTCAGGGCTTCAAGAAGAGATAAATACTCTTGCTAATCAGCGTATGGACAATGTCAAATTAGTGCTGAATAAGCGATATTTTGTCCGCAGAGGCTCTCAAACAGACCTAGACGCACTGATTCGTAACGTCCCGGGGGGCGGTGTTATGATGAATGACCCTGAAAAAGATGTTAAGGTAGTCAACACACCAGATGTAACTGGATCGAGCTATGAAGAGCAAGACCGGTTAGCTGCCGAGATGGACGACCTGGGTGGTGGTTTTTCAGGTACAGGCATGCAAAGTGGTAAATTGGGAGACACTAAGGATGCGGCTCAACGAATAGACTCAAAAGCTGCAGCAGTAGATGATTACGGCAAGACCATATTTATTCAATCATGGCTAAACACCACGATCGGTCAGCTGGTTCGGCTTGTGCAGATGTACGAGACCGACGAAGTTATTTTAAGTCTAGCTGCAAAAGAGGCTGAGTTGTATCAACGATTCGGTGTTAGTGAGGTCACCGACCAACTATTACGACAGTCCTTGACAGTCAATGTCGATGTAGGTGTCGGAAATACTGACCCAATGCGACGTGTCGAAAAACTGTTACTCGGTGTACGTGAAGTAGCTAACTTGCCAGGTATGTTGGAGCGGATGAAGGTTGAGGCTATTGCCGACGAGATTTTTGCAAACTTAGGACACAAGAGTTCTATCAAGTTTGTGATGAGCAAAGAAGAATATGCGGAAGAACAAGAGAAGAAAGGCGAACAGCCTCCACCACTTGAACACCAGGCGAAAATGCGTGAGTTGGATATTCGTGAAAAAGATAACACGATGCGCAATGAGCGTGAAACCGCTCGAATGGCTCAAGATAAAGAGTTGGGGATTTCTACTGCGGACAGACAGAGTCGCAGTAAATCCGATGCTGAAAATCT